GGGGCTTCAGATATTGAATCTTTGTCCACATTTACACTTCCAATAGATATCTACCTTCAGACAACCGCAAGAGAGTATCTTAGAAACAGAGATAAACCAGAGGTAATTTATTCTCTTCCATCCGACGTAAGCGACGAGGGGTTCGAAGCGTTCGTTAAGGAAATAAACGCCAGGTGGAAAGGCCCTAATAATGCTGGGTATTCTCCAATAACCGTATCTGGAGAGGTTGATGTAATCGAACTTGGGAAGATGCCGGACAGCCTACCTTACCAGTCGTCTAGAAACGATGCTAGGGAAGAGACTTTGGCTGTATCTGGTGTGAGTGGTGCAAAACTAGGTCTCACTGAGGATATGTCAAGCGCAAATGTGCGTGAAATACGACGTGAGTTCCACGAAGCCCAGATGGTTCCATTATTCCGTCTTATCGAAGTTGCCCTTTATGAGCAGGTACATGTACGAGAGTTTAATGCCCCAGGATGGGAATTTAAATTCAATAACCCTGATTTCCTCACAGCAGTTGAAAGGGCTACTGTTCATATGCGATATCACGATATCCGAGTGCTCAATCCGAATGAAATCAGGTATGAGATCGGTCAACCGGAGCGTACAGACGAATACGGGAATATGTACAGGGATCAGTTGGAGGAGGATGTTAAATCCGAGCCTGCACCTGGATCACCTCCAGAAGGTAGAGAACCTGAGCCAGATGATCCGTCCGAAATTGGTGAACCAACCCTGGATGATCAAGACCCCCCACGTGGGGACGGGCATGATGAGGAACCAAGGAATAGTATTATATCTGGAATAAGGAACTCCTTAATGCCGGATAAAATTAGTCTGGCTACTAAAGAACTTAAGCAATGGAAAACCTTCGCAACAAGGCGAATGAAAAATAAAAAGAGACTGCGAGATTTTAGAACTGTGTATATCGAGCAGGAACTAAAGGACACACTTCAAAGGTATGTTGACAAAGCCAGCACCTTAGATGAGTTGTCCGATATTTTTGATGATGTTATTTCTATGTACGAGGAGGCTCTTGATGGCTGGGGATAAGAGTTTTAGGTCTGAGTGGCAGTGTATTAGTTGTGGTGTTTCATTGGGTCGTGTCCTGGGTGGTGAGTATTACCCATCTGTACCGGGAGAGAATATGAGAACTAGCGGCCCTAACCTAACCGTCACATGTCCGAAGTGTGGGACTGTGAAGACGTGGTATACCAGTGATGCTGTTGTCCGTGCCGTATACCAATTAGTGTCAGCGGTGGCTGATGTTTCTGCGGAAGCAATGATTCAGCAAATGGGAAAAGCAATACGAGCCCAGAAGCCATAAATATTTGCTTTTTTCACGTGGAAACGATTGAAGAAAGTGAGAAGGATTTATTATGCCAAATGGTATGACTTTTCGTGTGCGCTCTGGGGCTAGCTTAGCCAGGGGCACCACAATTGATGAATACCTGCCCGAGGATGACTGTAAAGTCCTGTATGAGAAATGGCAGGATGGGTGGCCTGAACCACTCATGTTTAGTGGTGGGGTTCGTGCTATTACGTGTGAAATGGTTCTTGAAGTCCCTGTAAAAGAACTTAACAGGGTTCTAGGCAGGTCAAAAGCTGCCACTATTTATGAGGTTTCAAAAAACAATGCCGCACGGTAACAACAAACCCGACCAACTTACTAAAGCCTTCGGAGTCCCGCTACAGAAGCAGATGTCAAAGCAACCTGACGGGTCTTTACTCATTCGTGGATTTTTCACGTCTGATAACAGGGATGAGGCTGGGGATATTATTACCAGGGGAGCTACTGAACGGGCTATCCCTAAGTATCGGGAGTGGGGCAACATTCGTTTGATGCATCTTCCACGTCCCGTTGCAAAGATGGTTAGGATAGGCTCAGAAGATGGACTAGCCTGGAATGAAATTGAAATAAAAGTTATTGATCCCGAAGCTGTTTTCATGGTCGAGAACGGTCTTTTGACTGCTCTAAGCGTCGGGATTATGATCCGATTTGATGATATTGATTTTCTGGAAGACGGTGGATGGGTAATTAATGACTATCAGTTTGCTGAGATTTCACTCGTTGATCACCCAGCTAACTACGATGCCCGTCTTAAACAATTACCAGTAGATCAAGGTCTTCGTATGTTGGCTCGACAGTATGGTATGGGAGTGCTTGCGACCAGCATGAAGAATTTGATAGACATGGAGATGACTATGACCGATCAAACTCAAGAAAAAGTTGATGTAGCCGAGGTAGAACTATCCGCAGAGCAGGAAGTCCAGCCTGAAGTTGTGGCTGAGCCGGAAGTTACTGAGGTAGAAGCATCTATTGATGAAGGGCAGTCCGAAGAATCGGAAGACGATGAAGTCTCCGAGGTGGAGGAAGAGCCCGTGGTGGAAGAAGAACCTGATCCAGACTTTGCGACTATGTTCCAGAGTCTGACAGCCAGTATTCTGAAATTAGAGGGCAGGATTGCAGAAATTAAGCAACTGTTGGAGGTTCAGGCGGAGGCTCCTCAGGCCGTGGAGCAAGCCGAAGACGTTACGGAAGCCGAACTATCTGCTGAATCCGATGTGGAGCCGGGGGAACCTGCTTCCCGTGAATCTGCTGTGCCCGTTACCGAACTACCCACTGACGTAGCTGAAGTTACGGTTCAGGAGGAAGCTCCTGTCACCGACCTGCGGCACGCACTGGCTAGATACTTTTCTGTACGATAACCTAAAACTGAAACCGAGGTGAATCATGCCTATTTTATCTGAACTTAAGAAAGCTCTAACTACGTCCGGCGATGGTGCCGCACTGGTTCCGTATGATCTCGATCCCATGCTGCACGAAGAGTTGCTGAAGTTGCAGCCCCTGGCTCAGATTCTGTCCATTATCCAGGCAGAGTCGAAGACCCATGAGTATAATGCTCGTACCAGCCACCCCCTGGCTTGGTTTGAGGGCGAAAATACTCCTGCCAACAACAAGACTGGTGTGTATCAGCGTAAAAACGTTATGCTGAAAATTCAGCGTATCTGGGGTTCTGTTACCGGGTTCGCTCAGAAAGTTGATGAGAAATTCATCAATGCCCTGGCGGAAGAGGTTACCGGAAGCCTTGAAGGTATGGCAAATGTTTTCGAATATGGTGTCCTGTGGGGTACCTCGAATGACATTGGTTACACCGGAGATGCCTATCAGTACTCTGGTTTGATCCCCCGCATCTTCAAGTATGCCCCCCAGAATGTCGTAGACGGTGGGAGTAACAAAATTGGTTTGGATGAGCTTGACTCTCTTATCGCTAAGATTGCCCGGCATCGCCAGACCCGGAATGACCCCCGCTTGTTTATGATGGGCTTGGAAATGAAGCAGGTGGTTGATGGTTTGCAGACTAAGGTTCAGCTTCCTCTCCGTGAAGTGACCCTGGCTGATGGTCGTGTTGAAATGGATGCTTATGGTCGTACCCCGATCTTCGAAACTGACTTCCTGGTTCCGGAAGCGTCAACAACTTCACCGACCGTAGCTGGTACCATTGGTGCTGGCGGCGCTCTTCCTGCGGCTACTTACCAGTACAAACTGGCGTCTGTAACCGTGTATGGTGAACAAGTTGCTGGTGCCGCATCAGGTAACATCATCTCAGCGTCAACCAACAACACTGCCAACCTGACCTGGACTCCTGACGCAAATGCTGTCGAGTATATGCTCTTCCGTAACGAGGGTGGTGGGACGTTCTACTTGCTGGATATTATCCCTGCCCTGACCTACGATGCCGATGGCAAGGTAAATGGTACTGTGGCTGCTTACGCTGATACTGGCGCAAAGACCATCAGTACGATCAAGCCCTTGGCTGCTGGGGAAGAGAATGTTCTGGCTGTCAATATCAACCCGGCTCGTGGTCTTGCCTTCCTTGGTATGATCGATGACATGGGTCGGCAGGTGGATAGCCTGACCAGCTTTGTCGAGCTTGCCCGGGTGAAGGACAGTTACGACTATATGCTGAAGAGCTACCTGGCGGCTCGGCTTGTTTATCCGAATCTAGCCAGCGTGCTAAGACACGTGAAAAAGGCGTAGTTTTAGCAATATAAGTTGCAATCTGAGCGGGGGCTTTCTCCCGCTCTTTATTTGAGAACAGGTTGACGTGGTTCAACAAGGATGCAAAATTAGATGGGTGTTCAGGTTATGTGCCACACGTGTGAGAAGGTTTATGAAATCCCCCTCTCGTTTACGGCTGAATATAGGGGGATGGAGCATAACTACTGCTCCCGTAAGTGTTATGATGAGTGGCAACGCAGGAACAAGGTCAGTAAAGACTGCCTTGTTTGTGGGAAGACATTCATAGTTCCTCCACATTTCTCAGAGCAGCGGTATTGCTCCCGTAAGTGCATGGGAATAGCCAAGACTGGCACAAACAACCCTTTTTACAAAGGTGGAGAACTCACCCACTGCGAGACCTGCGGCAAGGAGTTTTATATTCAACCCAACAGAAAGAAAGTCAATGCCCGTTTCTGTTCTTCAGGGTGCTACGGTGTTTGGAGACAGCAATCCGGCATATCCTCCGGCGAGAATAATCCCATGTACCGGGATGGCTCAACAATGCGAACCTACACCCGGCTCCGTAGGAAAGAGTGGAAGCAGATTGCAGATCGAATACGAGATGAGCGGGGAAATGTGTGTCAGGTTTGTGGTATAGATGGAAGCAGAAAGAAGTTACCCGTGCATCACCGAGTTCCTTATGATATCGGTCAGGATGATAGTGACGAAAACTTGCTGGTGGTCTGTCAATCCTGCCACGCTACGCTGGACAACATATATTACTCGACAGGGTTAGTTCCGTATTGAAAGACTTATGCCCCAGGTTTATACCTGGGGTTTTTTTTCATTTGGCGTCCGAATACGATTGTAGATATTGAGAGTTTTCTTTTGTCCAAGTTTGTACTGGAGATTATTTATGGCGTGGACATTGTGTAATAAGGGTGATGTGATGAGTCTCCATCCTATAAAAGAGGCTGAGCTTCTGGATGAGTGGAGTGATTTTGTCGAGGGTCTTATCCGACAACATCTAAGTACACCTTATCTTGGGGAGTCCGTTGTTGTAACGAACGAGTACCATGATGGTGATGGTACTAACTTACTTTTTGTTTCTAAGGCACCTATTATATCAGTCCAGTCTCTTTCTGTCAATGGGGTTGTTTTGCTGTCTAGTGAATACAGGGCGTTTCCTACCTACATAGAACTTGACGGTATGGTGTTTCCTGAAGGATCGCTTAACGTCATTGTCTCGTACACATCGGGAAGTTCTGGTATGGATGACACAGTACGCCTGGCTGCATCCGCAATGATTGTGGCTATCATCAACTACCGTAAGAGATTTGGAGCCGACTCAAGTGTTCGGTGGGCTGCATTGGATCAGAAGGTAGGGGAAGAAAGTCCTAATATGGGTGTTGGGTTAGTTGATCACCTAAACGCAATTATGAAGAATGTACTTCGTCGTCCGAAGCTGAGGCTACGATAATGATACTTGCTAATATACGCCTGGTTCCGGATAAATATAAGTACGAAGATGTTATGGGACGCCTTGATAAAAAGGCGTTTAGGCTAGCAGCTAATGAATTGACAAAATCAGCAGGGCATGAAGTTGCTGAAGATGCGCTTAAAAGACTACACTACATTTTGAAACCTGGTGGGACAGCAGATGTCGGTGCTACAGGCGGAGCTTCTAAGAACTTCGAAGTTCAGATGGTTGATGTTGGTAATGG